TTTGACAAGGGGGAAAAGTGTTCAGCACGAAGAGCCTACGTCACTTATAAAGAAAAAGAAACCGTGTTCCTGTACGAATAAGGAACGACAAGAAAGAAAAATGGGATGAGACGAGAATGTCTAGGGTTTCAAGATGGTCACAACCGGAACAAGACGGACTCCTTCGTTTACCCCTGGGTTGAACCCCGGGATCACAGAAATGTGACCGAAGACTAGTCTTGTAACGCGAGCTTACACCGTATAGCCCCTAATACGCGACAGAGGTTACCCGAGCCGTCGGAAGAGGGTTAGACTATCAATTTAACTCTGGGTTGAACCCCGAGACCTCGAAAGGCAAGAAAAGAAAACCTCGACCGCTCTGTCAGCTAACTTAACGCGATGATCTGGCGTCGCCGCTCAGCAATCCTCAAGATTAGGGTTCTCTGCAGGCTGGGCCTCCCTCGCGGGAAACACTTAGCAATGCCACAGAGTTGGCCAATTAACGTTCACCTCACCATTTACTCCTTGCCGCTGTCGTCAGAACACTGACCACACGGCCCTCCTTTATCCCCCTTGTTCGCGACTCCATCCACAACGACTGATGGGTCTAAACCATACGCGATGATCCCGGCCGATGGGTCAGGATCAAACTCCGAATAAGGGGGGGGGCCCTCAAAAAATTCACGGACGCCGTGGAATAATGGGAACCCCCGATCACTTACCAGCCTAGGTTGAACGAACCACCTAGACACCTTCCCGAGCGATGGAGGACTGACATGACATCCTAACCCGACACCAGAGGTGTAAGGTAAGAAGTCAGGTTCATCAGGCCTAACCATACTTAAAGCCAAGAAATAATCTAACTTGGCGCGCTCAAAATCTCGGGCGAACCTGATGGAAAACTTCCAGCTCGCCATCTCCCGTGCGTTCATCACAGAAACCTCCCTAGGCACACTCTCCGGTTGGACAAAAGTCACGCTATCAGAAGATAGGATGACATTATGTTCCACCGGCGGTGCAGGAGGTCTGTAAACGCTCTCACAAATGCGAAGGCCGAACTTTCGCGTGACTCTCAGAGCTAATCTGCCGCGAAACCCTAATTCAAGGGTCGTATAACGGACAGACTTCAGACTATTGATATGCCAACTAAAAAAGGCGCAAGCGCCCCTATAGCGAATATCACCAGTCTGACCAGCAATGAAAGAATCGTAAGTATCGGACAAAGATGTGACGTACTCAGGTGTCTTAAGCATACCGAACCGAAAGGTCCGAATAACTTTTAGCCACCCGAAAACTGGACGAAGTAAGGTTGAGTTCAAGGTACCAAACTCAGCAGTTACAGACGTCTTAGTACGCTCAACCTCAAGGCCAAGACGACCAACCATATCCATCCAGTAAGAAGAAAACTCCTTACTGGAACGGAAGAGGATGTCGTCGCCGTTGATCAATATGGGAATGGACTTCCAGTAGTCAGAACCCCCAAACTCCTTAGCTGAAAAACGAAAAGCAACGTAATTCTGCAAACAGAGTAAAGGGAAGGACAAGAAAGAACCCATCATTTGGCCAACAGTGACCTTGAGATCAATACCTTCACCGAGGTTATATACTTCAGGCCTGAGAAGACGAAGAGCTTCCCGACGAATTGAGTCGGGAACACTTCTGCAGTTCTTCAATATGGCAGAGAGAATAGTTTCGGCAACCTCGATGGACAAGCCATCAGTTGCGGAAGCATAATCTCCAGAAGTATAAACTTCACCATCAACAAATGTAAAGCCAGAATGGTGCAACATTTCATTGGTAACGTCCCCTCTAGCTAAGAACTTTTTAGTAGAAAGATGATCATAAATACACTTATGCAGTGGTTTCATAATCAGAGTTTCTGAAGAGAACTTAGTCAAGGGACGAGGCTTACCAGCAGATTGGACGACGATGAGTTCAGCGGAAATATCAAGAGATTTTTGACCGATACCTTCAAGGCAAGCCTTAATGTATTCTTCATGATCGATATTTGCGCCGAGACCACCGCCTTCCGATCTTCGGAAATCAGTTGTACCAGCCATGGACGGGGATGCGACGCAGACGGCTTGCTCATATCTGTTCGAGTCCCAGCCAACAGGAAAAAGTTGACTGGCAACAGAACGAGCAAAACGTACGTATCCCTTAGGTAGGGTCCGAGGTTTCTTCGAAAAATTTGAAGCCACTTTTCTGATTAAGTCAGACTCCATGCATTTGCAAGAAGCGGGGAGAAGTTTCTTAACTGACTGGTAAGCCATGACTTCCTCCTCAACAGAGGAAGTACATGACCCCAGTAGAGTTTTTACAAACTTACTCAACTCGCTGCAAGTACCATTGGGGTAGACGATTTCAGAAAGTGGCTTGTCGAAAAGGAAGGACCACGTTCGGATCGCGCGGGTGACAACGTCAGTCATCCGCTTGCGGAAGTCGCGGCAATGCCGCGGCGCGTTGCGTCCTGATTTACACATAC